CTTTGGGCATAAGCGGGTAAAGATAAAAGTAAAAATATCGGTATAAAACGCCACATGGAGATACTCCTACGTTTTAAATTAATCCTATCACCGGGGTAAGATAGGAAAACAAGACGCTCTGCTATGAAAATTTCTCAAGCTGGTTTAGATCTTATTAAATCCTTTGAGGGACTACGATTAGAACCTTACTATTGCTCTTCTCAAGTCCTTACTATTGGCTATGGAAGTACAGGTGCTCATGTCAAACACGGCATGAAGATTACAGAACAACAAGCGGAAGATTTATTACGCAAAGATGTCTCTCGTTTTGAAGATGGCGTCAATGGTTTAATTAATATTCCTTTAACTCAAAATCAATTTGATGCTTTAGTTTCTTTTGCATTTAACTGTGGCGTTGGTGCATTAGAAGAATCAACATTACGTCGTCGTTTAAATGCAGGAGAGAATGCCAATACAGTTGCACAAGAAGAATTAAAACGCTGGACAAATGGTGGTCTTGCCGGTTTAGTCCGGCGCCGTAAAGCAGAAACAGATCTCTTCTGTCGCAGCGGTTCTTTAGTTAAGGAAACAATTGATATTCGCTCCAGTCAACAAACTTGGTTTAAAAAAGAACCTATTTCTAGCTCTGAGTTACCTAATGACAAGTTAGCCAAAGTATATCAGGGTCGGGACTATAAAGGTTGCAAAGTCTTAAAGCAAGAAGGTAAACACACTCAGCTTGAACTTCCAGGTGGACTTGGAACCTGGTGGGTTTACAACGATCACTTTGAAGGACTTGGTGGTCCTGTCATTCAACGCAAAGATGATGATGTAAACAAGGATCACATTGCTCGCAAACTACTGAAAGTTCCTTATCAATCTCAACGTGATAACTACCGAGATGCAAGTAGAACTTGTTTCTCCAGTTCTTGTGCCATGGTTGTGATGTATCTCAAGCCTGATTTAATTAAAAAGGATGATGAGTATGTCAAGAAAGTTTTTGCTATTGGAGATAGTACTGATAGCAGCGTTCAAGTCCGTGTTTTGCAAAGCTTAGGTTTTAAAGCTGCCTTCAAGCAAAATGGAACACTGGAAGCTCTTAAATCCAATTTGGAAAAGAACATTCCTGTTCCTATTGGCATTCTGCATCATGGTCCTTCCAGTGCACCTTCTGGTGGCGGACATTGGATCTGTGTAATTGGCTACGACGACAGCAAAAAAACCTTTATTGTTCATGATCCCTGGGGTGAAATTGATCACAAGAGTGGGACGTATGTTTCAACTAATGGCGAAGCCCGTGAATACAGCTATAACTTAATTAGCAAACGCTGGACTGTAGAAGGACCTGGCAGTGGTTGGTTTATTGACTTATCGTGATTAAGCGCAGCTCAAATGGCTTGCAACGATTATTTGCTACGGTTGTTCCCGTAGGGGTACTGTCATGGGCATTAGCAATGCTTACTGCAAGCTATATGGGCTATGCGAAAATTGATGCTGCTTTTATCTCATCCCTGGTAACCAGTGTTCTGGCAATCTATGGGATTAACCATAAAGAAAAAGATGATGATCATCCACCAGGGATAAAACCTGGTAGACCTCCTAAACCCCCTAGCAATCCTTAAAGCATGGTGTTAATATTTGCTTAGATAAGTAGATTCCATGAACTCTTCTATTGAAGAATTAGAAACAGGTCTCAAAGCACAGCTCTCTAGCTTGGCTAGTGAGATCCGCTCCTCAGAAGAAACTTTAATCCGCACCAAAGAGGGCTATCTTAAAGTTCAAGGAGCCCTTGAGATTCTTGCAATCCTCAAAGATAAAGTAGAAAAGGATGAGGCTGATAGCCTTACTGCAGCTCTGACAGTGCCAGGAGTCGATTGATGTTAGGAGAGTTCACAAAGGGACGCTATCGCGCGTTAGAGCTGATCGTAGACTACGTTCGTGAGCCGTCCCGTGAACTGCGTCTTAATGCCATTGTTTGTGATGTAACGGATGACGATTTACGATGGGTCACAGACCGTCTTCACCACTTCTTGCTTAAACTTCTAGAGGATGCGGACTACGATCCGGCAGAAGATGGATTTGATGAAATCATTGGTTTAACTGATTAAGCCGAATCTCGGATTTGAACCGAGGACCTTTGCTTTACAAAAGCACTGCTCTATCCACTGAGCTAATCCGGCGTGGTCGGGATAGCAGGATTCGAACCTGCGGCATCTGCCTCCCAAAGACAGCGCTCTACCAAGCTGAGCTATATCCCGTGGTACCCGAAGTGAGATTCGAACTCACGCTGGAGCGATTTTAAGTCGCTTGCCTCTTCCGCTGGGCTACTCGGGCTAAGCCCCGGACCCTCTAAGCTATCTGCCTAGCGCCACCGACGAGCAGTTTTAGCTTAGCGGAAAGGGAAGATGTATGCACCATATCTTTTGGTTAGGATTTGTGAACAGAAATGTTTCACAGTGCAGACGATTTTCTAGTTAACTTAATTGCATTAAGTCCAAAAGTCGCCCGCAAAAAATTTCGAGAATCTATCTTTGAAGCCTGGGAATATAAATGTGCCTACTGTGAAAAAGACTTATGCAAATTAACTGCGACAATTGATCACATCATTCCTAAACATAAAGGTGGACATAACACCAGAAACAATTTAGCTTGTTGTTGCTCTGGCTGTAACCGATCTAAAGCATCTGCTATGCCCTTTGAATGGTTTAACCAGGAGAATCGTAACTATTCCGACCTTAGGGCTGATAAACTGAAGAAATGGTTAGAACAGAAACCCTGTTCAATCAAGATTAATAGCTCCGATCAAGCAATTCCGTACCTCTCCAATGATGCAACAATCGGTTGGATCGCCACCTAATCCACAGGAATTTGCTCAAGGTTATGCAGCCAAGGTTGCAGAACTGATTGAGCAAATGAAGGGTTATCGCAGTCCTGGTGCGGGTGATCGTGCTCTTAAAGGAGAAGAAGGCTTGGCGCTAACTGATCGTTCTCAAAATTACATGGGCTAATGGCAGATCGAGCAAAAGCCAAGCGATTAGCTAAAGAACGCCTGAAGTGCAATAAACCTCAGCGTGCTCCTGCTGGCGCCAAACAAAAGTACATTGTTAAAGCTTGTGATAATGGGCAAGAAAAAATTGTACGGTTTGGTTTAAGAGGTATGCAAGATTATCTCCAGCACAAAGATGAAAAGCGGCGTGCTAACTTTAAAGCACGTCATAACTGTGCTGACAAAAAAGATAAGCTCACACCTGGTTGGTGGGCCTGTAACTACAACTGGTAACTAGCATGGCAAAGATGGATAAAAAAACAAGCTGCTATACAGCTTTAGTTCAGGCTTTACGGGATACGTCTTACCTGCTTAATCAAACTTACATTGTCCATTGGAACTTGATGGGCACCAAGTTCTATTCCATCCACAAGCTAACTCAAGACATGTATGAGGAGCTACAAGATGGTCTTGATACTGTCGCTGAACATCTGCGTTCTTTAGATATTGCAGCACCCAAAACAGTAGAGGATCTGAACTTCTCAAATCTTAGTAAGTTACCAGAAGACTGCTTTGATCAAGATGGTTTGATTAGTGCTTTAGCAACCAATGCTAATGAGCTAGCAGAACGCTTTAATGACATCGCTGCTCAAGCTGAAGCCATTGGGGATCAGTTGACCCTGGATCTTGCTATTGAACGTGGCCGCGCCCATAAGAAATTCCAATGGCTGCTTAAATCCAATCTTCCCTGTGGTTGCGACCATTAAGGAATTAAACTCCAGCTTCGCCACCATTTTGTAATTACATACTTATTGCCACTGATAGGTGGTAATGCTTCGTGGAGTGTTTTGGGATTTGGTATTCCAAATGGATAAAGATTTGACCAGAAAACAGCTTTGCCTTGCTCTGGTTTGACCTTTAAATTAAGGCGTTTGAAATAAGTCTCACCACCTTCTTCTACATCATTAAGATAGATCATAAAGGTCCAAGTACGCTGACCCATCCACTCGGTGTAGACATCGTGCTCTTTAGTATGCCAATGGAAATAATCGCAGTGCTCTTTATAATATTCACCTGGCAAATACTTTTGCAACTGGAGTAACTCGCCAAGAAATAAATCAAGTCCAAGAGTACGTGCAATTTTTCCATCCAGTTCATTGCAGATTTTGTGCTCAGCCCAATTGAGATCAGCTGTCCAGCTGGTTCTGTAATCAGTCACAATTGCTTCATCTTTGGGATTTGCAACACAAGAACGACGTGTTT